TGAGAACGTGCGGCGCAAAAGCCTCGGCCAACCGTTAGAGACATACCAGTTCGCACTGTGCAGTGGCCGTGGCCCGGGCAAGTCAGCGTACTACGGAATGATTGCGTGGTTCCACATGAGTTGCTGGCCGGGCAGTACCACCATCGCTGCAGCGAACGGCGAACCCCAACTTGACTCGAAAACATTTCCTGAAATTAAAAAATGGTTCACGCTCGCCATCAACTCACATTGGTTTGATACCGCAGCGCGCAGCGTCCGTCCGACGGAGTGGTTCAAGACAGCTTTGGAGACGCAGCTTAAAATTGACTGCGGGTACTACTACGTAATGGGCCAGTTATGGACAGAAGAGAAACCCGATGCGTTCGCCGGCGCACACAACCCACTTGGCATCATGGTGTTGTTCGATGAAGCCTCCGGTATTCCAGCACCGATTTGGATCGTGACCAAAGGATTCTTCACCGAGCCATGCGTGACCCGCGCGCACTTCGCATTCTCCAATGGCCGTCGTAACACTGGCCCGTTCTTTGAATGTTTCCACAAAATGCGTAATTTTTGGAAAACGCGTCAGATCGATTGCCGCGATGTAGCAAAAGAAGAACCGGATATGGACATCGCCGATCTTCTGCAAATCATCACGGAGCACGGCGAGGATTCCGACGAAGCGCGCATTGAGGTGCGCGGGATGTTCCCAGCGCAGGGCGACCACCAGTTGATTGGCCCCGAGACGGTCGATCAAGCGATGAATCGGATCATCGAGCACGACGATAACGCGCCATTGATTATGGGCGTTGATGTCGCGCGCTTCGGCGAGGACAAATGCGTGATTGCGTTTCGTCAAGGGCGCGACGCGTCGAGCATCGCGTGGCAGGACTACAAGAAGATCTCGACGACACAATTCGCAAGGCACGTGGCCGATGCGATTGATAAGTACGACCCCGATGCGGTGATGATCGACGGAAACGGTGTTGGCGGTGGCGTCGTCGATACGCTGCGTGATCTGAAATATAATATCATCGAAGTGCAAAGCGGGAACAGCGCCGACGAGGCGATGCAGTACGCGAACAAGCGCACGGAGATGTGGTGCAAGATGGCCGATTGGTTGAAGGTCGGCCGGTTGCCAAACATCCCGACATTGAAAGATGACCTGACATCACCGGAGTATTTGTACAAAGGCTCGGATAACCAGAAGATGTTGGAACCGAAAGACAAGACGAAGAAGCGCGGCTTTGCCAGCCCTGACTTTGCGGACGCGCTTGCGATGACATTTGCGCAACCCGTGGCGCGGCGCGACAGTCGCATCAAGAAGAAACGCCGTCACCGTAATTTTGCGAAGGATGTAGACTATGACGTATTTGGTTAAAGACGTCCGGGGCGCGGCGGAAGCAAAATCGCTAGTGGAAATCCACAAGTGTTTCTTCCACGAAAGCCTGTACCGCGACATGACCTTCGACCCCGTGCGTGCGGAACAGTCAATCCTATCAATGATGATGGACAGTGATTTCCATGTTCTTGTGGCGTATGTGGACGGCCAACCAGAGAGAGGCCCGGTCGGGTTCTTTGAATTTGCGTTTGAAAACCCATGGATGGCCGAAGAGGTAATGTTGTGCGTAAACTTCTATGTTCTCGGCCAGCATAGGCGCGGCCAGTGTTCTCAAATGCTGATGGACAAAGCCCTAGAGATATGTAAATATAGAGGGGCGAAATTGGTTTGGGCTTCATCAACTGCCGGATTTTCCGATAACGGTTGCAATGAGCGGGCATTTAGAATGTTCCTCAAACGCAACCGTTTTCGCGAAGTGGGAACATTCCTAGTATGGGAGCCGGGTCATGAGCAAAGTCAAAAAGATCGTTAAGAGCGCAGCCAAAGTAATCAGTAGCGTAGTGCCTGACGAACTGAAACCTGCCGTTAAAATCGGGTTGGCGTTTATCCCGGGTGTAGGGCCGGCACTGTCGGCGGGCTACAGTGCGGTAGACGCATACGGCAGCGGAAAGAGCCTCGGCTCTTCGCTACTCACCGGCGCGAAATCTTTTGCGGTCAGCCAAGTAGCCGGAGCCGCCAGCAAGGCGTTGGGCATTTCAACACAAGGGAACGACCTCACCGACGCGCTTGGGCAGACTAGCGGCGAGGGCGTGCTGGGTTTGAACGGCGAATTGTCCGGCGCTGCAAAAACACTTGGGCTGTCGGGTACGAGCGCAGCGTCAACTGCCGCGCCCGCTGCAGTGTCCGAAGCGAGCGCAGCGTCAACTGCCGCTGCCGCCGCAGCAAAAACCACAACCGAAGCGCCGGGATTCTTTACTCGTAATGCTGGCACAATCGACACCATCGGCAAAGTGGCGGCCGTCGGAGCAGCGGCCAGTTCGCTGTTGGCAAGCCCTGCAGCGCCAGCGTCGTCGATGGACGCGTCCACTACAACGACGGATACGATGCGCGCCGAAGCTGCCGCTGCGGCCGAAGAAGAGAACCGCCGTAAGCGTGGCAATCGTGGCTCGAACTCGAACATCTTCACGTCGCCGCTTGGGCTGGTCGATCAAGGCAAGAGCGCTGCATCCGTACTGTTAGGGTAATCCCATGGCCGATGAAATTGGAAAGCGCATCGTCGCACGAATGGGCAAGGCTAAGACAAGCCGGCTCGGGTGGGAATCGTATTGGCAAGAAGTATCGGAACTCGTGTTGCCAAATTTTTCCAACACGTTCTTTGAAGGTGGCTATTCACTAGAACAGGCGCAGAAGAAAGATCGTAAGCGCTATGACGGCGCGGCGGAGATTGCAGCCACTCGTTTATCCGCCACGATGGAATCCATTCTCACGCCACGCAACTCGCGTTGGCACGGCCTGTCGTCCGATGACATGAGCCTCAACCGCAAGCGCCGCGTGCGTGAATGGTTTGACGAAGCGACGGACATTTTGTTCAAGCACCGCTACGCCAGCGCAGCCAATTTCAGTAGCCAAGCGTTCGAGCATTATTTGAGTGTTAGCGTATTTGGGACAGGGTGCATGTTCACCGACAGCCTGTACGACATGCAAGGGCGTGCGCGGGGTTTCCGTTATGCGCAGATCCACATTGCTCAGACTTATTTCTACGAGAACCATCAAGGTATTGTCGATGAGGCGCTGCGTCCGTTCAAGATGACGGCGCGCAACGCGCTGCAAAAGTTCGGCGATAAAACGCCGGAGGAAATTAAAAAGGCCGCCGCCACTAGCCCGGAGCAAATGTTCGATTTCATCCACTGCGTCATGCCACGCGAGGACATCGACTATAACCGCCGTGACTTCAAAGGAATGAAGTTTGGCTCCTACTATGTGTCGAAGAGCACGCAAGAAGTTGTGCTCGAAGAAGGGTACAATACGTTCCCTTACGCCATCAGCCGGTACATCACTGCGCCGGGAGAACTGTACGGCCGCTCACCTGCGATGCAATGCTTAACAAACATTAAGGTTCTAAACGAGCAAAAGAAAACCGTACTCAAGCAAGGCCACCGCACCGTTGATCCTGTGCTGCTCACGCACGATGACGGCGTGCTCGATTCGTTCTCGATGAAACCGGGCGCAATGAACTCCGGTGCGATGACGGCCGACGGTAAGCGCTTGGTCGATGTGCTGCCCACGGGCAACCTCGCTGTCGGCGACAAGATGATGCAGATGGAACGCGACGAGATCTCCGCTGCGTTCTTGACGGATCTGTTCGCCATCTTCATGGAACGCCCACAAATGACAGCGACCGAAATCGTGGAACTGGCGCGCGAGAAAGGCGTATTGTTCTCACCAATCATGGGACGCCAAGAGGCGGAGTTTCTGTCGGTGATGATTGAGCGCGAGATGGATCTAGCGAATCAGCAATTGCTGTTGCCGCCGATGCCACCGGAATTGGTTGAGGCGAAGGGTGAATACAAGATCGTATTCGACAACCCACTCAGCCGCGCGCAAAAAGCGGAACAGGCGTCCGGCCTTATGCGAACAGTTGGTTGGGCGTCGGAGATGGCCGCTCAATCCCAAGATCCAACTCCGCTTGACCATTTCGAATGGGATGTTATTATTCCCGAACTTTCCAACATCAACGGTGTTCCTGCAAAATGGATGAAAACACCGGAGGCGTTGGCAGCGTTGCGTCAAGGTCGCCAACAGGCGGTTGAAACACAGCAAGTCATCGACGCCGGCCCAACCATTGCGGCGATTCAGAAGAACAACCAATAGGAGATCCTATGTCACGCATCTACACGAACGCTAAAGCAAATTTCACCAGCTTTGACGAGTTCAAAGAAGTCGCTACCAAAACCCTCAACGAGATCTATGGGCGGGTGCGCCCTCTCGACGTGATTGACTTCGGATACAACGAAAACGAATATGTTGCGGTTGGGTATTACGACGGCGAAGAAATGCCGCAAGAGCAGAAGGCTGGCGAACCACAATCGGGTGAAGCTGCGGCCGCAGAACAATTCGCGCGCGAGAACGAAGATAAAGCCAAGGCACAAGCGCACGCGGAAGCGGTCGAAGCCGAGCAGCGTATCACCGCAGCAATCATTGCCGGAGAAGCACTCAGCCCCGAGGATCAAGTCATCGCAGTTAATCTCGGCATCTTGTTGCCTCAAGCGCCCGCAGCACTTACCGACGAGCAAGCGGCAGAACTCGAAGCCAAGGTGAAGGCCGGCCTGTACAGCTACGAAGCTGCGCACGCTGCAGGACTTCAAACGGTTGACGGCGTGCCTACCTTAGAAGCAGCGAAGATTGTGCGCACCACGCCCGCTAAAGAGCAAGTGGCCGACGAGAACGAAGCCGCAGCGGAATCGACCTTCACGGTTAAAGAAATTCTTGCTGCCACCGACGAAGCAATCGCCCTTGCTGCTCAACACGGTATCGACCTCAAACTTGTGACCGGCACCGGCAAGGACGGGAACATCAAGAAGAGCGACGTAGCAAATTACATCGAAGCAAACAAAGCGCCCGCACAGGAGAACGCAAATGGTAACGGTGACGAGCAATCGAACGCCTAGTGAACAAGCTGCGCTGGATCTAATCCGGCTTCGCAAACAAGCATACGCCCACGTATTCAAAGAAGATGATCGGTTTGTACAAGTAGTACTTGCCGATCTCGGCCGTTTTGGTCGTGCGAATCAGAGTACCTTCCATATTGATCAGCGCATGAACGACGTTCTTACAGGACGCCGTGAAATTGTGTTGCGCATTGCCGACCACATGGGGTTGGACGAGCGCGAGTTGTATGAAAAATACGTGTTAGGGAAATGATCAGCATCCGGGGAGTCGCTCGGCAAGCATAGGAGGAACTGACTGATCTCGGTAAAAAGGCCCGGATGCTGATCTGATCGGTAGCAACGCCCAATCATATCAACAATCACGGAGGAATACAATGCACAAGATGACATTTATGCGACCAATTTATCGCAACGCGGAAGGCGGCGCAGGTGGCGGCGGAAACGGCGGCCAGAATGCTGACGCCCAAGGCGGACAGGGCGCAGCCGCAGCGGCCGCCGCTGCTAGTGCTGCCGCAGCCGAGGCAGCCGCCAACGCGCCAAAGCTGGCGTGGTTGCCTGACGCGTCCACGGAAGAAATCGCATTCGCTCAGAGTAAAGGGTGGGACAAAGAAGCAGACGCAGCTAAAGTCTTTCGCTCCTACCACAACCTCCAAAAAGTGTTCGGCGCGGAAAAGGCCGGCAACACTGTCATCCTTCCCGGCGACAAGGCTGATGACGCGACACTGAATAGCTTCTACAATCGCCTCGGCCGCCCCGAGACACCGGACGCGTACAGTGTCAAAGAGATTTCCGGCCTCGACGAGACACAAGCAAAAGACTTCTTAGCCAACGCGCACAAACTCGGGATCACAGACAAACAACTGGCCGGCATTAAAGAGTGGAACGACAGCCTCGGGGCGAAGTTGCAAGCGGAACTTGAAACCAACGTGAAGGTCGAGTTTGCAAAGCAAGAAGCTACGCTCAAGCAGGAATGGGGCGCAGCGTTTGAAAAGAATCTCAACGACGCGAAACTGGCCGCTAACAAATTCGGCCTCAACGAAGAGCAGATCAACGCTATGCAAATCGGCCTTGGTTACGACGGTGTCATGAAGATGCTGGCTACGCTCGGGGCGGGGATTGGCGAAGGTAAATTCATTACCGGCGACAAAGGGCGCGCCGGCGGTGAGAACAACAATGTCATGACGCCGGAGCAAGCCAAAACCGAACTCGGCCGTTTAGGCAACGACCCCGAGTTCCAAAAAGCATGGTTGGATAAGATGCACCCGCGTCACAAGGAAATGGTGGATCGCAAGTCTCAACTTTCTCGTTGGGCGACCGGTCAAAATTAAAAAGTACAGAACACCAAATAAGAACACTTGCACTGTTCTCAAGTTTCGGCTACCATGGCCTTGTTTCGATAACCCATGGTGGCCGAAACCACATAAAGCCCAACGGCCCCGTTAATGGACAAGCCAAAGCGTAAGACAGCTTTAATCGTCTTAACTCGTTTTGACTTTAACCCAAACATTAACGGAGATCGTTATGTCACAGATTACTACTGCATTTGTGCAGGATTACAAAACCACCGTCATGATGCTGACGCAGCAAATGGGTTCGCGTTTGCGCAACCTCGTCACCTTCGATACCTATACCGGTAAAGCGGGTAAAGCCGTCGAGCAGTTTGGCGCAACCAAAGCTGTGAAGCGTACCGCGCGTCACGCTGACACCCCACTGATCGACGTACCACAGAATGCCCGTTGGGTATTTCCGGTAGATTACGAGTGGGCTGACTTGATCGACGATCAAGATAAGCTGCGTATGGCTATCGACCCTACTTCGCCAATCGCCCAATCGGGTGCTATGGCGATGGGCCGCGCGATGGACGACGAGATTCTCGGCGCGTTCTACGCTGTTGCTAAGACGGGAGAGAACGGTGTTACCAACACCAGCTTCGACACCTCTAACCAAATCGTTGGCCCCAACGTTGGTGGTACGTCGTCCGGCCTTAACGTAGCCAAGCTGCGCGAAGCCAAACGTATCCTGATGGCAAACAACGTCGATCTCGACGCGGAGCCGATCAACTGCATCATCACCTCGAAAGAACATGATTCGCTGTTGAACGAGATCCAAATCGTAAGCACTGACTTCAATGACAAGCCCGTGCTCCTCGATGGCCGCGTGCAGCGTTTCCTCGGCATTAACTTCTACCACATGGAGTTTGCCGACACGACCGCATTCGATAGCGCCGCATCGATGTTGAACGGCTCGAACCGCTACGTTCCAATCTTCACGCCAAAATCAATGCACTTGGGCTTGTGGAACGACACGGAAGCGAAAATGTCGGAACGCGATGACAAAGGCTACGCGACGCAGGTTTACCTGCGCAGCACGGTCGGCGCTACGCGTATCGACGAGAAGCGCATCGTTCGCGTTGAGTGCGTCTAACCAATAAGGGTCGGGGCTTCGGCCTCGACTTCGTTCTCATTCCTGATGATAAATAGGAGACTACCATGCCAAACTTTTTCTCGACAGAAGCGCAGCTTCTCCAAAACACTCCCCGCGAGGTGCCTAACGGCGCAATCGCCGGCGGCCGTGTTCGTCGCTTCCGCAACACCATTGCGCTCGCATCGCAAGCGGCTGCGGACACTATCACCTGCCAACCGATTCCGCCTAACCATGTGTTCGCGTATGGTATCCTGACGGCTACCGCGACGTTGGGCGCTTCGGCCACCATCGCTATCGGGATTGCAGGTACGCCCGCGAAGTTCCGCGCGGCCGCCGTGTTCACCGCCGTAGAAACCCCAACGCTGTTCGGCCTGTCCACTGCGATGGATGACGCGTTCTCGACCGCTATCGAGACGCCGATCATCACCATCGCGGTAGCTGCGCTCCCTGCGTCGGGTGTTCTGGTAGTAGATTTCTACTACAGCGGTTTGTAAGCTAACCACGGGGCGATCTTCGGGTCGCCCCATTCGTCTTAGGGAGATTGCCCCATGGCAACAGCAACACGCATCTACACCGCAGAAGCGTCATCGAGCAGCATGAAGAGCGCGGTCACTTCCGCGAGCGATTCCACTGTGCTCGGCGCGAACATCGACGTGCGGGTTCTTGTAGCGAAAACCGCCACAAACAAAGATCAGATTGTGACCACGCTTCAAGCCGTCATCCAAAAGATCATCGAAGAAAACTCACCGAACTAAGGAACTAAGCCATGGCCGTTCGTGCTCTTACAGCGAATTTAGAAGCGTTCCCGAATTGCGCCACGCTTACATGGGCAGGGTTGCTCGGGAGCACCACCGACACCGGCGAGCCAGCGGAGTACCCGCAGTTCAACGACAAAACCGTTCACGTGAACGGTACGCTCGGAGTAGGTGGGTCGGTATCAATTGAAGGGTCGAATAACAACGTGAACTGGAAAGTGCTCACCGACCCGCAAGGCAACCCGCTTACTTTCACGGCAGTCAATATGATTGAGCAAATCATGGAATGCCCCCGCTACATCCGTCCTAATGTGACGGCCGGCGACGGCACCACAAACTTCAACGTCGTCATTCAATGCACCAAAGGGAGCCGCTAACATGAGTGAGTTCGCCGCCATCAAAGCCGAGTTAGAAAAAGGCCAACGCGCCTACAAGGCGTTTGAAAACGCGACTGCCGTGTTTGCCGCGCTTGAAAGCGCAGACCAAAATAAGAAGGAACTCGATAAAGCAGTTACCGATGCGCAAGCACAACTGGCCGGGCTGACGCGTCAAATCGACGAAGCAAAAGAAGATCTTGCTGACGTGAATTTAGCTGCCGCCGCTATTATCGAGACAGCAAAAGCGGACGCACACAAAATCCGTACCGACGCGGCGCTTGCCGCCGAGAAGAAAATTACTGCCGCTGACGCAGCCGTTGCGGCCGGAGGCGAAGCGGTCGCCGCGCTACAAGCAGAAGAAAAAGCATTGGCCGCTAAGATCGCGACGGCCGATAAAGAACTCCGTACCATCGAAGCCGCCGTGGAGAAGCACAAGGCCGCTCTTTCGGGGGCTTTGTCCACCTTGGCGTAGAAAGGTGGGTATTTCATGGCATGCGGTAATTGGGAGGACATCACTGACACGTGGGAGTCTATCACCGACAATTGGGAAGATATTGATGTCTGCATCGTAGGTGGCGGCGGAGAGTACATCGTGGTTATCCGCAGGAGGCGTCGATGACTGATCTTACCGGCAAAACC